CTAAGGTTGTTACGAATTTAATCGTTTTTCTATATTTGCATATATTTCCATACCTTCATCAGTTTTAAACCAAGCGGCTAAAGCTGAGTATGGGTGTTCATCAAATGGAACATTCATTAGTTTTCTATCATTAGATCCCCATAAAAAAGTTCTTTGATCAGAAGATAATTTTAATATCCCCATTTCTGTTGCTTTAATACCAAAGTTTCTAAGAGCTACATTTTCATCATTTACTAATTCTAAGAACAATCCTGGATTTCTTTTAGCGTATAGTAGTAAATCTCTTTTAAGCTCTTTAGAACTCATGTTAGATACCGAAGATCCGGCTTCTACTCTCATAACAGCCTCTGCCATGTCAATATCTAAATTTTGCGCAGCATTTAAAGCTTCTATTTCAAGCTCTATTATATCAACTTCATTAGCAGCTTTAATTTCTGGCTGAAATTCTCTATATAGTTTATTTTTATGTGGATGGTATAAAGAAAGTAGTTTTTGTAAAACCGTTTTTGATCTTGGAACAAAAAGTACTCCAGATTTAAAAATAATATGTTCTAATCTTTGATCTCCAACCATTTCATCAACAAAAGGCGTTTTTTGATTTGCACAATATTTTAATTCTCTTTCATATCCTTTTTCTTCATCAAACCAATACAAATTAGCTGATTTTATAATATAGGATAAAGGTTTTTTACCTCCTTTTAAAAAATATGTTCTATCTTTTATTTCCCAAGTATTTTTTTTTGCTTTTAAATTTTCTACAATTCTTTTTTCAACTTTTTGTTGTTCTACAACTGGTGGAGTTGTTTCCACTTCTGTTTTTGTTTCTTTTTTCTTTGTCATAATATAATATATAATAAAATTAATAAAAATAAAAGGGAGTGGAGACTAAGCTCCACCCTCTTTTAAAGTAATAAATGCTTACTTCATTAACATAAAGTTATTAGCACCTTGAGTAACTAAACATCTTTCTGATAAATAGTGTACTTCCATCGCGTCAATATCAGACGTAACAGCTCCTACAGAACCTGTAATCCAAGTTTTGTATTTTCTACTTTCAGTTTGAGAAGCTCTATACCTAACGTGTAAGAAAGGTCTTTTAAGGTTTTTACCTAAAGATTGATCATACACAGTAGATGTTCCAGCAGGAATAATAACCCCTCTAACTGGAGCTACAGTATCTCTAGAATTAATACTACCTCTTGTTGATTTATCGTTTAAGTATCTGAAATCAGATTTATAGAAGTCGTAAGAACCTCTTCTGAAACCAGAAAAACCTAAATTAAGCGCCATGTCTTCAGAGTTATTAAATACTCCGTAAGAAGTACCACCAGCTCCATAAGAATTCATAGAAGCTAACATATCATCTATTGCTAGAGACGTAGCTCTATTAACAAACATCATGTTTTCTTCAATAGCACCTTGAGAGTCAAACTCAGCTAAAATAGCGTCAAACTCAGCTAAATCAGTAGCAGCGTTAACACCTGTTATACCAGTAGTAATATTACCACGAGTTTCTATCGCAGCAAATAAACCTTCAGTACCAATAGTGTTACCAGCGGTTAAACCACCAGCACCGTGATCAGCGTCAGTAGATCCAGCGGCTACACCTTTAACAGCTTCAAGCATAGTCATTTCTAAATAATCAGAAAAACGAGCTCTAGTGTCACCTTCAGCTTTTAAATACCATAAGTATCCACTTTGTCCAGCTTCACCTGTAATTTCTACCCAACCAATTTGAGAAGCGTCAGAACCTGATACTTCGTAGTAATCTTTGATTATAATTGGTTTATTAGAAAATGAAGTATGCGTAGGTCTAGTATTACCAAAACCAGCAGTTGAAGAAGCAGTTCCACCTTGACCAGCTACACCTTTACCCCATTCAGATCCAATAACTAGTATTGTAGCTGTAGTTGTAAGACCAGCCGTAAAAGCAGCAGTATCTTCAATATCTTCATCTTCATAAGGTAAAAGAGTACAAGTTGTAGCATCACAAGCACTAACCTGACATTTAATAGTACCTTCGCTAGTTGCTAAGATAACCATATCATTAATTCTAACTCCATGTTCACCAGAAGAAATTGTGTTTCCATCAATATCAGTTGAGAACGTAAATACTCCAGAATTAATAACCATTGAACCTATGTAAGATAAATGTAATCTACCTTGTTCTGACCAAACTACTTGGTCTGAGGACATTGCCTCTTCTGCACCAACTTGAGCTAAAAAACCAGCAATAGTTCTGTTTCCAAAAACTTCAGCTTCTTTTTCCATTAAGTCAGGCAAGTATTGTTGCGACCAGTCGTTGTTAGACGCACCGTCCGCGAAGTCTATATAGTTAGAAGATAGTGTTGCTTTTTTAGAAGCAGGTACACTATTCAAACTACCAGCGGTTCCCGAATGACCAGGTCCCGGATTTGAAATTGCCATAATTTTTAAATTTTAAATTGTTATTTATTGTTTTTAATTTTAAACTTAAAATCAGAAGAATTATCACCTAATACCTTTACTTTTATTCCACCAGCCTCAATAGTTCCTTGAGATTGTCGTGGGTCCATATTTACGTTTTTAGATTTAGCAATACTTTCTTTTAAAGCATCGGCCTTACCTTGTTCGTAAAAATGTTGAGCTATAGTATCAGCGTTCATTGCTGTATAAAGTGATTTGTGATAACCTTTAGCGTCTTCCATTAAACCATCTTTGTTTAGAAACTTTCTAACAAAGTTGTTAATATCACTTTGTGTATCTTTAACACCTTTAGCGTCTTTAACATTAAATCTAAATTTTTTATCTCCCACATTGTATTCGAAACCTTTAAACTTATTGTTAAACAAACTTTCTGTCTTTTTATTAAAAACAGAAACCGTGTTTTGAACTTTTTTATTATTCTCTTCTGACTCCTTGTTGTATCTATTAAAAAAATCTACAGCTTTTTGTTGTTCGGAAGTCAACTTGCTCCCAGCTTTAATTTCTTCATAGTGTTTAGACTTTTGCCCGTCTAAGTAGGTCCTAGCATTAGCAACTTGCTCTTTTAACGCTAGTTTTTTTCTTTTAATATCTCTTTCTTCGTCGACTTCTTCGTCGTAAGAAAAAGAATCTTCCATAAGAAAGTTTATTTCTTCGTTAGTTAAATGCGGTTTTGTTTGTTTGTAATATTCATATAGAACATCATTGTCATTTAACTTGCTAATATCTTGATTTAACCTTACGTAGTCCTCTAAATCACCACCAGTTTCTTCCATAAAATCCATAAGTTTTTGGATGTTTTCTGGAACTGTTTTACTTGTTTCTTGAGATTCAGCCACAGCTTCTTCTATCTTTTCTTCTAGTTCTTCAACTTTTTCATCTACTTTTTCATCTGTAATTTCTTCTAAAGCTACTTCTTCTTTTTCTTCAGTAGGTTCTTTAGTTTTTTCTTCTACAATTTCTTCAACTACTTTTTCGCTAGTTTCGGATTTGTCGCTTGCAGAAATTTCATCTGTGTCTTGCCCTGAAACGGTGTCTTCTTTTGTTTTTTGTGTTTTACTTAAGTCTACTTTAATAACACTATCGTCATCTTTACTTTCAAATTTACTTAGATCAACCTTTGTAACTTCTTCTTTAGGTTGCTCTTGTTGTGTAGTTTCTTCAACTACGTTTTCTTTGTTTTCTTCCATAATATAATATAATAATAGTTAATAAATTTTTATTTAGGCTCAAAAGCCTCTAAATCAAAACCTCCACCTATTATATCATTACCTGCTGATTCAAAGCTTTTAGGTGGTTTACCTGTTTTTCTTTGATCAATAAGCTCTGATTGTTGTGAGGCTTGGATCTTTGTTCTTTCATCTTTTCTATCTTCCTTTTGTTTTTCTCTATCTTTCATACCATCAACTTCAATTCCTTTAAGTTGCATGTTATAATTAAACTCTAATTCCATTAATTGTTTTTTAGCTTCAACTTCTTGTTGCATTTTTTCCATATCAATCTGAGCTTGTATTTGTGCTAATTGAGCTTTAGACTGCGTTAAAGCTTGGTTTTTTTGCATTTCAGCTTGAGCAGCTTGTTGAGCTGCTTGTGTGTTAGCTTGAGACTGTGCTTGTATATTTTCCATTTGCATCTTTCTATCAGCCTCTTGTTTTTTCTTTCTTCTTATTTTTAAAAGTTGATTTGCTAGTTTAATATTTTTTATTTCTCTAACATCTATAGCATCTTCTAATTCTATATTTTTTTGTTGTAAAGCCATTTGAATATTGTTTTCAAGCATTGCTTTTTCTTCTTCATCTGGTTGAAGTTCTATAAATATACCAAAATCATATAAATGTAGTTCTGACATTTCTTCTAATGTAGCCACATTGTGTGAACCTATAGCTTGAATAAAAGCATCTTTAGTAGGCGAATATTCTAAAACATCAGATATTCTTAATGATAAACACTCTGCTGTTTCAGCTGTTAAATATAAACCAGCTTGCAACATGTGCCTTGTAGCTGTGTTTGAGTTTGCTGCTGCTAGTTTTTGCACTCCAACTAACGCGTTTTTATCTGGTGTACTACCATCTCTAGCTTCATTTAAACCGGTAGTATCTCTTATCATTTGCATGTAGTAATTATACGTGCCAATTAAAGCTTGTAGTTTATTACCACCAGATCCAGATGTGATTTCTTGTATTGGCACTTTACCAGGATTCATATCACCCTCTGATGTAAAGCTTCTTCCTATTACGGAACCAGTTTGAAAAAACATATTTAAAGCTTCTTGTGGATTATAATTTGTACCATTACCTAAGTCTATTTCTGCTAAACCGTCAGCATCTAAATAAACACCATCTGGCACCATACGGGCCATAACTTGTTGAAGCTTTAAATGCGTTAACTGTATCATATCAGCAAAACCAGTTATTCTTCTTACTAAAGATTCTATTTTACCGTTGTACATACGCGGCGCAACAATAGCATAATTCATTTTAACTTTTGTAAAATCACTTTTAGGACGTATCATATTTGAAGACATTTCCCATTTAAGTAATTTATCTGTGCCAAGTATCATAGCCCCATCATACAGTACTTCTATATTTCTTTGTAGCTTTGAATAACCACCTTCTTTATTTTCTGGTGGATTAAATTGATCATCTTTTTCTATAGCTTTTTCAGCTCCACTTGCTGTTTCTTTTAATTTATAAACTTCGTTCATGTAAGTTTTATAATTAAAGTATAAAACTTGTATTTTGTTATTATCTTCTTTGTCAGAGTTATATCTACTTCTATTACTATTTCTTTGATAAGAATTATTTTTCATAATATCTTCAAAATCACTTTCTGTTAAATGAGGAAACTCTTTTGCTAATTCGTTAACCGGTATTGATTTAACTTCACCAACATAATATATATCTTCAAAATAAGGAGAGTCACTGTAAGAATAAACTAAGTTAGCTGGATCTACGTAGTTAATAGTAACACCTTCAGAAGTATTAAAACTTGTTTTGACACAACCTATACCTAAAACAGCTAAGTCGTAATAAAATCTTTTTTGAATTAAATCGTATTTATTACCCTGCATTAAAACATTTATAGCTTGCTCTTCTGCTAACTCAACAGCTTGTTTGTAGTTTAATTGCATGTGTATACCTAGCTCTTCAACGTTTGTTGGTAATTCTTCTATAGTACTTTCTCTAGTATTTACACCAAACTCTTCATTCATCGCAACATCAAACTCTTTAGTTTTCATATCATCTAAAATGTCTTGCATGTATTTTGTTCTTTTGTCAACACCATTTGGTGATTGAGAAAAGGCTTTAATGTCATAAGTTCTTTGTGACATTCCGTTAACTAATATATCTACGAATTTTGGGATTATTGGGACTGGAGTCCAGTCTAAATTTAAATAGGACAAATCGCCGTTTATAGACAACTCATCCTTATATTTTTGAATTGATTGTTCGCCTCTAGCGTATAATCTTAAATTATGGAAATTATTGTAATTGTTTCTATATCTATTATTATTTCTTTCGTCATTAAACCACTCTGTTTCTATAGCTTTACCTACTTTTAAACCGTAATCATAGCTTAATTTTTCAGCATCGCTAACGGCTTGACTTGGAAAATAACTTTTAATGCCAGAATATGCCATATTTATTATTTAATTATTTGTGATGTATTGCCTGAGTTTTTATACTTTGCAATATTTATGTTTAACTTAGGTTTTTTAATTTTAGCGTTAGGTCTATACAAGTGTCTATTGTTAGCCATTATTGCTAAACCAGAACTTATTGTTGCGTCAAACTTTGTTCTTTTATTTATATCAAACTTAGCCCAGTCGTTTAATAAACTATTAAAGTATAAATCACCAAACGTGCCATCTTGTTTCATACCAACGTGATCTTGAATATACATCTCAATAGCAGCCGCATGAGCTTGTTTTATGTCTTCACTAGTGTTAGGTATTCCTCCAACTTCTTTTTCTGCAACAGATAGTTTATTCCATATTTTATCTGGACGATTCATACTAAAACCTCTATAACCTCTTCTTCTAAGATAATAAAGCAATCTAGGTTTATTGTTCTCTGCAAGTATTGGCATACCATAAAATACTAATGCCATTAAAACATCTTCAAAGAATATTTCAGCCGTAGGTGGTCTTGACAAGTACTCTAAAAAAAAGCTATTTGCTGGAGCGTCCTCCATGCTAAACTTAGTAAGTCCATGCAATGCTCCTTTAGAGCCTTGACCATCTACGGTGCCTGATATATCATATGAATCACAGCCGAAGGCTCCCATATGTTCGTTACCAGGATATTTTATACCGTTTTTTAACACAACTCTGTTTTGTAATTCTTGCTTTGGAACCCAACTAACTTTAAATCTACCTTTTGGATCTGGATAAAAAATTACTTGTGAATCTTTTATACCGTTAACCCATTGAAAATTACCAGTTGTAA